CCGCTTCATCGGGAGTGCCGTAGGCTGGTGGTTCTTCGTAATCACAGTAGGGGCTTACCCTGCCACCCAGTTCTGCTTCCCAAGGAATGACTACATTCTCGTCTACAGACTCGGCTTCGGGCATTGGGGTGTTATAGGCTCCCTCTGCCGGAACAAAGCTGTACAAGCCCGAAAGGTCTGCTATTAGTTCCCAGTTGTCCGCTCCTGTGAGCGTTCCCGCCTTGTCGATATGGTATCCTCCGACTTCGTAGGCAAATGTCGGTGCGCCTTGGTACTGCGGAGCGGCATTTAATATTTCACTGACCGCCATTACTAGTTCTTTGCGCCTGTCACCGGTAACGTTAAACTTAAATTCCATGATATCGACCACCTTTCTGTTTTGGTAGTCATATACATCACTCTTTGGCTGTAAAATAGCAAGCCTTTACACCAGTTTTTGGGCACTCTCAAAGGGTATTTTCTGGCCGTCGCGCATAAGGAAAACCTCAGCGTCAGAAGCTTTTGACTCGATGTAGCGTTTTACAATAACGTCGCAGAACTTCTCGTCCAGTTCTACCGTGTAACAAATCCGACCGGTCTGCTCGCAGGCGATTAAGGTGCTGCCCGAACCACCGAAGGGGTCAAGAACAATGCAGCCCGTCATGCTGGAATTGAGTATCGGGTAGGCTAGCAGCGGGACGGGCTTCATGGTCGGGTGATCAGTATTCTTTCTGGGCTTGTCAAACTCCCAGATAGTTGACTGCTTGCGATCAGAGTACCAAGCATGTTTTCCGCCTTTCTTCCAGCCAAACAGAATCGGCTCGTGCTGCCACTGGTACGGTGAGCGCCCCAGGACAAGCGATTGCTTTTTCCAGATGCAGGTCCCCGAGAGATAGAACCCAGATTCCAAAAAGGCTTTGCGGAAACTCAACCCCTCGGTATCGGCGTGGAACACATAGATGCTTGCATCCTTAGCCATCGCCTTTTCAGTCAGTGTGAAAGCGTCCAGTAGGAACTGATAGAACTTTTGGTCTGCCATATTATCGTTTTTTATTTTGCCTGCTGCGCCCTCATAATTTACATTGTAAGGCGGGTCTGTCACCACCAGGTTGGCAAGTTTGCCGTCCATGAGCAGGGAAAAGGTCTCTGCTTTGGTGCTGTCACTGCAGACCAGGCGGTGCGGACCTAACATCCAAAGGTCACCTGGTTGGGTAATAGCAGGGTTTGCTAGTTCTCGTTCCACATCGAAGTCGTCATCTTTTACATCCTCCATGCCGCCTAAGAGTTTGTTTATTTCTGCATCATCAAAGCCTAAGAGCGATACGTCAAAGTCGGCGGCCTGCAAATCGGCAAGCTCTACCGAAAGCATCTCCGCATCCCATCCAGCGTTCAGGGCGAGGCGGTTGTCTGCCAGGATATAGGCTCGCTTCTGGGCCTCGGTCAGGTGCTCTGCAAACACACAGGGTACTTCAGTAATACCTTCCTCCTTGGCAGCGAGGATACGCCCGTGCCCGGCGATGACATTGAGGTCTTTATCTACTATGACCGGGTTGACGAAGCCGAACTCCCTTAAGGAGGCCCGAATCTGGAGTATCTGCTCCTTGCTGTGGGTACGGGCATTGCGGGCGTAGGGCACCAGCCGGTCGATATTTACTTTTTCAAAGCGCTCGGTTGTATTCATACATTTTTACCGTCCTTTCCTGCCCGACAGCAGGGCTTCCATAATGTCATCCTGCGGGTTGCCGACGAAGGCAGTGGTACAGTTCTGTTTTACAATGTCAAAAATCTCATACCAGATGAGGTTGGCCTGTTTCTGAAAGGATTGGCTCATCTGGACGAAGGGGCTTGATATAGCGGCGCCCGTGGTGGGGTGCTTGCCTAAAAGCCCGTAGGTGCTGATGGCTTCCTCACACTGGATATAGCGGGTGAAAGCCTGGGCGTAAGCCTCAATCAAACGTGGGTTGACGAATTTCTCACATCCGCGCTCCTTAAGCCATTTCCAGGTCTCTCTATACAAAGCGTCGGCTCCCAAGGGCCTGCCGTCTTTCTGTCTGGCCTTCAGGTAATCGCTGGGCGCGGGCATATCTTCTCCGTATAAATCAGCCGCATCGTCAAGGTCATCCGCCTCAAGCAGCGACTCGGGATGCAGTTCCGGTACTTCTAATATCTTGGCGGCCTTACCGGCTGCGATTTTATCTGCCAGGGGCTGCGGCTTGTCACCGGCTCGGATCCTGCGGCCACCCCGGTTGGTTCCGTCTTTGGCCATATGTCTTCACCTCCTTGCTGGAGCGGGGAAAATTCCCCGTTTGAACCGTGGTTTTTGCGCGCGAAGGGGGCCGCCCGTTCTCCGGGGCAGGGCTGTAGAGATTTTGACCCCCCTAGCCTTGAGTTTTCTTTGTTTCTTTGATAGTATTTAATCAAAGATTCTTTGTATGCTTTCTGTTGGATTAACATATAATACCAAAGGAGGAGTACAAGTGCCGCGAGTAAAAATTAAAGGAGAAAATCCTATGATAAAAAAACGTATCTCGGTATCTCAGAAACGCCAGATAACCATACCGATTGAGTTCTATAACAGCCTCGGCATTGACAAGGAAGTAGAATGCTATGTCCAAAACAATGCCATCGTCATCCGTCCCGTTCGGGAAAGCAGCGGCGAATTTGACGAACAGATCCTGGCCGATTTAATAGCTCAAGGGCTGTCAGGACAAGAACTGCTTGATAAGTTTAAGGAAACCCGCCGCCAAATCCGTCCCGCTGTGGAACGCTTGCTTGATGAAGCCCGTCTTGCTGCTCAGGGCCAAGCATCAAGCAAAACTTATGAAGATGTTTTTGGCTCGGAGGCAGACTGATGACCAAATTAGTCATTCTGCCTCCCGCCGCCCGCTATTTCAAAAAGCTAAAAGAGAAACCGCTGAAAGACAAATTTCAAGCCGTCATTGACCAGCTTCTGCTAGATCCCTATTTTGGTGAACCTAAAACCGGTGATCTTAGCGGCGTATATTGCTGTGATGTCTTCCACAATAAAACCAACTACGAGTTGGCCTATACCATTATTGAAGAAGATGATGAAACCGTAGTCGTGGTACTTGCGGGTACCCGCGAAAACTTCTATGAAGAACTGAAGCGGCACATGAAGTAATGATGCCAATTCTTAACCATCGCTTTGTGATATATCTCTTTACCCCCAGCGGCCGCCTTCCTTAGCTGTTATGGTTGAGTGGCAGCTAGTGCATAACGCCATGAGATTATCCGCTGCATGGGTTCCACCCCTTGAAAGCGGTACAACATGGTGCACCTCCTCAGCTGGTGTCAATTTGCCTTCCTTCTGACACCTTTCGCAAAGGGGATGCTCATTTATATACCGGTCGCGAATGCGCTTCCAAGTCCTGTTGTAGCGTTTCTTCATGGCGGGGTCGCGCTGATTGCGTTCATATCGTTTTGTCTCTTCTTTGGTGTGCTCCTCGCAAAACCTTCCGTACGTCAGCTTTGGACAGCCAGGGTAGGAACACGGCCGCTTGGGCTTAAAGGGCATTAGTGATCACCTCGTTATAGGCATACAAAAAGCCCTCGCAGATATGACCCTACGAAGGCTCTCGATGTGGCTTCCGATACTATTATTATACAGTGCCCTTAAGCAAACACTCCCTCAGAATTCCCTCATCTTTATCCGAACAGCATACTGCGCAGGTGGTTAAGCGCGTTGCTCCGCAGCCGCTCGATATGGCTTTCGCTGTAGCTGAGTTCACTCATCAGACGGTAGGTTGCGCCGGACTTCTGGTTGTCACCCATGTAGAATTCAGATAGGATGTGCTGCTCAGTGTCCGTCAAGCTTGACCAGGCAGGCTCGAACCATGCCATATACTCTATCGCCTGGCTGTAGCGTTCCCGCAGGATGTCCAGCTTGTCAATCTGCGCCGCCAGTTTGTCGGCTCCAGCCTGCGGATTCCTTGCGGATGGCATCCTGGATAGCTTGGGGGTTCTGGGCGCAATCATTTTTTCGTATACACTCTTTATTTCCTCCGGAGTGTTGTTGATGATAAACCGCATATTGTTGTAGTCGCGGATGGCGGCAATCGTCGCCGCGTTCTTATTGATGTATTTCAGCGCAATCATATGACCGCCTCCTTTAAATTTGCTTTGACCGCGTCAATCAAAGCGGTCTGGGTCTTGTCCTTTCTTTCCAGGGCGCGCATCACATCTTCATCAATGGTGCCATTGGTGATGATGTGGTGGATAAC